TCACTGCGTTTTAGGTCAAGACCCATGGCTTTTACTTTGCCTGGCTTGCCATCAGTATCGGTGCGATAACCTTCGATATCGTATGTGAGAATTGCGTACTTTTTCTTCTTAACAAAGATACCAGTGAGGGCGCAGATTTCTCTACCCGCGGCAATAATCTCTCCCTGTACAGGATCAAGCACATTGTGCGCTTCTGCCATGTAAGTTGGAAAAGTTACGTTTGCTTGTTCACATACTTCATCGTAAATCGCTGTAACAGAATCTTTGTCCCATACGATTTCTCCAGAGTCAATTTGTTCCTTGAAAGCGCCAAACCCACTAAAGTATACGGAGTCAGTATCGCCGTATATGATAGAATCACCCTTGTAATCGTATTTGCCAGTGAATAGTTCGTTGACCTTGGCAGACATATGACGAGCAATACAGCGACCCGTAAGAGTTGTACTTTGGCCCATGCGCGGATCATTAAATCTACTGCCTGGGTTAAGTAACGCACCATACAAACTGTTCAAGTTAATCTTTTTAACAAGTTGTAGTTTATCCCAATACGCAAATTTATCTGCGTCAACACCCTGTAACTCTTTGGCTTGCTTTTGCATAACCTTGCGTTCAGCATACCATCGTTCTAACAATCCAGGAATAATGCCTTTTTTGTTTTGATTAACAATCGTGCCGTTGGCTGTTAATACCCATGGCTGGTCACTATTGAAGATGATGTTATAGATTTCTTCTCCGTTAGCCATAAGTTCTTCGCCATTTTCGAAGTCAATCCACAAATCAATATGGGTATCTTTTTCTAACACTAGTTCGTATTCTGGACAGGCAAACTTGCCATCCCACGCCTTTGCTGCTTCCCACTTAAAGTCATCTAACATAGGCACGGTTAATGTATGACGAATCTGTCCAACAATCGTTTCCGTGCTTAGATTTAGACTTCGCAGAATACTTGGATAAAGACTGTTCAAATCCATTGAGCCAATCCACTCATGTCTGCCTTTCTTGGGTGTAGCAACATATGCGCCAGCGGCAGATACAGGCTGTGGATAATACTTTTGTAATTTATCGTGCTGTTTGTCAGGAACAATCAATCCGCGACTATGCGCTTCATTAATAATCGCCTGATCAGTAACAGCAACCGCGCCCATTGTTGTCTGAATTAGCACCGTATTATCATGCGCAATAACATTCGCTAGATCGATAAACTGTAACTTTGCGTCTAGTCTTACTAGAAGATCAACATCCTGGATAGAATAGTCGATAAACTTTTCAAAGTCTTCGTTGTACAGTTTATCAAGTGAGCCTTCATACTCTACCTTGCGTTCACCAAGTTCATATTCAGAGATAGCATCAAGACTATAGCTGTGCATCTCGTGATATGTGTACTTTTGATAAAGCAACATCAAGTCCATATGAAGCCGCCCGATTGTATCAAACGTCTCCTGCTCTTTGCCGAATTTCTCGAATGACCGTTTCTTTGGATACTTGCCCCATAGACAGAACTTTCGAGTATAATCTTTGCCTAGCACTCGGCCAATACGATTAACCATGTATGGAATATCAAAGCCTTCGCTGTTCCATCCGCTTAGTACATCGGCATCGTCAATCAATTCCAGAAATAACTCCAGCATTTCTTCTTCGGTGTCTAGTAGTATAGCGTTTGGAAATCTTCCAGCGATTGTTAGGGCATCTTCTTTGCCAATGGTATCAGGCTTGATCACTAGACAAATTGTTTTATCTAGCGAGGCAAGATTTATTGAAATTGCTGTTACTTTATTGAACGGATCTTCTGGAGGAGCAAAGCCTAGCGCCTTGTCATAGTCGACCTCAATATCGAAAAACGCAATGTTTAGTTTTGGTGTTGTTACGCCAAGATAGTTATCAGCCAGGCACCGAAATACTGGGTTAATATCACTCTCGAACAATTTCTTGTCTCTGCGCATTTTCTTTTCACGAGCAAAATTCTTGCTGCTGGTACATACAATCTGATCCAACTTATCGCCAAAAATACTTTCGTATTTCCCACGTGGGTCAGGATAATATAACAGATAACGAGCAGGATAGTCTTTGAAAACTCTCTTGCCGTTAACACGTTCTACCACGTGGATAATGTCTTTGTCTTTATCGAGGATTGCATCTACATACATATTAGCTAACAAACGCCCTTTCTTGTACAAACGTACCTTGTGTTTTCTTATTGCCTTCATTAAATCCTAAGGCATTAAAGTGATCTCGTAGATCATTGTTAAATGATATACTTCCACATAACATTATACGCTGATTGACAGAATTGTCAATACTTATTGTGCCGTCTGTCATAAACTGCTGAATACGTCCGTGTAGTTCTGCTGGTTCTTGTGTTACAGTACTAACGTATTCAACGGGCATCTCATTTAAGAAATCCCTATAACAATCCTGTTCAGCATGGAGCCTAGTTGTCCACGTAACAGTGACTTTTTCAAACAAGTCGTATACTTCTGGATCTCGCAGTAAACTAATAAATGGTGTGATACCAGTGCCGCTAGCCATCATTACCAAGTGTCCACCTAGTTCTAGATTAGCAAGTATAAGTGTGCCAGTTGGCTTTTCCCCTACACGGATAGTCTCTCCAACTTTGACATGTTGTAGTTTACTTGTGAGTGGACCGTCTTGTACTTTGATACTATAAAATTCCAAGTAGTCATCATATGGACCACTGGCAATACTGTATGCTCGGTTGGGCGCATCTTCTAGACCAATCATAACAAACTCCCCCGCAGTAAATCTATAACTGCGAGGTCGTTCTGTTCTAATTCGAAATAATTTGTCAGTGTAATGCTGGACCTCTATAACTTTTAAGTCTAGCATTCAATGATCTTTGCCAATCGCAGCAAGCACACTCTCAACTTCGTCAAAGCCCTCTTGTACTTTGGCAAATTCGTTTTTATAAGCAATACGGATTGCTTTGTTAATCGTTGCAGGCTTCATATCAAGTTCTTCGGCAATTGCCTTTACTGTGTCAGATAAGCCGCCTTTGAGTGTTTCTAGCTCACCAGTGATTGAAATTCCTTCATTGATGATTTGCTTTAATTTTGTGATTTCGCTGTCGCTGAATCCTCGTGACATATTGTGTAACTCCTATTTGTGTTAATGATACATTCATACTACATTAGTTTAGTTAGTTTGTCAAGATAAAAATTAAGAAATCCCCATTTTAGCTAATGTAGCGGGTCCAACAATACCGTCAGCAATCAGTCCATTTTCAGCCTGCCAATGCTTCACAGCTCGTTCAGTACCAGGACCAAAATCACCATCAGCATCCAGACCTAGAACTTCTTGCATCTTCTTGACGAGACTGCCTTTACTGCCTTTTTTAAGAAGAGTGGTGCCACTTGGAGCAGAATGCCTTGCTGTTCCTGCTGGCTTCTTTCCAGTGAACAATTCCATAGCGTGTTCCCAGTGTTCCACACGATCTTCCAGTCCGATAGTTCCGCCATTCACTCTTTTGGAAAGCCTGACAATATCGTTTCTATCGCAGTATTTGTTTAGGTCGTTAGTTTTCCAAAACCAACATGCACTTTCTAGGGCGCCTTCTGGGGTGCGAACATAATCAGTTGCCTGTTCTGCTCTCATCCTAACAGACTGGCCGAATTGAGTATAATTGTATCTGCCTGTAAGTTGTAGAATACCACCGCCGCGGAATCTCCAACCATCTCCGGAATCGGTATCGCCATTGTCCATTCTGCCTGCGTAAATAACATTAGCAATTTTTTCAGGCTGTCTATGATAATCATTAGCATCTCTGCCTGCTCTGGCAAAGTATTTTGAAAATAAGCTATTAAGCGCCTTAGCACTATAGTTTAGATTTTCAGTCAATACTCGGTAACCATTAGATTCGTGACCAGTCTGAGCAATAAACCCTGCTACTCTTTCTGGTGTATTAATATCGTATTTTGGAAGAATTTCTACCATGGCATTATGCCATTCGATAGCCATATCTTTCTTCATGTCCAGAATTTCTGATACCTGTCTTGCCTTAAATTCAAATGTAAAACTCATTTTATACTATTCCTTATGTTAGTTGATGTTATTTATTGTGTTTATTTGACGAATGCGCCAATTCTGCCGTGTATGTCAGGATAATCCCTGTAAGTGTATCCGTCTGGTGGAGTAGTATCATCACCTTCCCATACTGGAATAAAATGATTAATACCGCCGATAAAATCCATGTTAGGGCGAAAGTGTATCTCTACTAGTTTATCTACTATATATTCGCAGTTAACCCATGGATAACGACTAGTTGCTACTATATCTAGTAGTATTTTGGGAAGAGGTATACTATGCTGTATTCTTCGCCATTCGTCCCATTTGACAAAGGTATCGGTAGTTTTAATACCTTGAACACATAATCGCTGTATACTCAGATTATAATCTACGCTATAATGTTCGCCTTCGAATACTTCACATCAAAAATGCCCAGTTGGCAAATGGTCGGTATTGTCTTCGATATAGATTTTCTGTGTGTCTAATCCTAATCCTAATCCAAGAGCATTGATACATGGTCGAACAATATAATAATCAGGAGCAGGCACAGATGTACCAACTGGTCCACAAATATATCCCATTTTACGACTGACAATAAGTTTATCCATTGCCCAAATATCATCAGGGTGTATAGATTTCCATACTTGTTCTTCAGTCATTAAAGGCCCTGTTCGCAGCCACTATCTTGCCACACCCAAGTATCATCATTGGTACTGTTACAATGTTCACATTTACAGTTAACGCATACATCATTACTACATTTGCTACATTCACTGTCACAATGACAGTCACATTTACAATTTTCACATTTACAGTTTGTCATATTATGTCCTTTTTATGTTTTGGTATTGGAGTCTTTGTCACCTTCGAAGAATGTCGAATCGGTATCTAGTGCGTTTGGAGCAACGCCCTTGCGTCGAACCATGTTATTTTTGTCAACTGGCTTCGCAACACTAGCGATAGAACCAGAACTAGTTGAACCAGCGCTTGATGTTTCTTCTAGTGGCTTATCATTATTATCTGTGCTGGAATAAAGAGAACTGTATGATTTTCTTATATCATAATCCGCCACTTTATTAAGCGCCGCGCCTATACCGGCAGCAGCGCCTCTTCCGATTCTGCCTGGGGTTGCTTTAATACTTGCCTTACCAGCCGATACTTTATTCGCTACCGCAGATTTCGCTCTACTACCAAGACTGGGCTTTTCTGGCTGAGTGGCACTAGGAGGTGTACTAACTTTAACTTTAGTAGGTGTTGTTTTTGTGGATGCTTTATTGAGGTCCGCGCCAAGCTCTTTATTGACACTGCCTGTGCTTCCACGTGAGCCATCACTTTTAATAGGCGCCCACATAGCACCCTGGTATTCATACTTTTGACCATTCTTGGTGACTGTCGCGCCTTTTGCTGGTTTGCCTTCGTCTAAATTGCTGTCATCTTTATCGGCAACATCATCATCTTCAACGCCACGCTTGGCTTTACTGTCATCGATAGCTCTACTCATAATTGAACGCAATCTTTGTTGTGCTCTCATATTGTGACCTGGTTTTGTTTTGGCTTCATCAACCGAATCATCTTCTGGCAATTCTGGCAATCTTGAGAATCCACGAGTACTTCCAGTTTTCTGGCCATTTGGTGCGGTTTCAATACTGCCTATATTACTGGATGGTCTTGCTTTTGGGCGAAGACTTGTCGCAGGAGCACTTGAACCCATTGCTTGACCAACCGCATTGTTAATTGCGTCTTTGTCAACAGCATATTCGTTCACCACACTAGTGACTAACTGAGTAGTACTCATAGTTGGTGCTTCCATAATAGTCAACATACGAACACGAGATTCGTCTTGTTTAATAAGAACTGGATATGCTTCCATAACTCTCTTCCAAGTTTTCAATCGTGCCACATCATGAAGATCACGTTCATTCAGATTACGATTAAAGTATTGGTTACTATGCTCTTGCGCAACACTTTCGCTGATTTGTTTTTTGACAACAATATTGCTTATCATTTTTTGTTCACTAATAACTCTGTATTCGTCTAGTGGAGATTTCCATTCACGTAACACACGCTCATATTCTTCGAAAGCACGAGACTTCTCTTGGAGATAAAGAGATTTATCATCAGCATAAAGTCCTGCGTATTCGGTTAGACTGCGATGATACATTGTTTGTACTTGATCCCATCCAATAATACCGTGAGCATAGCATTCAAATATGCTGTACATATGTGCCTGAATCATATCGAATTTAGTGTTAGTAATTTCGTAATGTTCTCTTAGTTTTCTGCTTGCGCTTACTATCTCGTATGCTACTTGAATTGGTGTCATTTCTTTCCTCCAGGAATGTATTGTTGTGATCTTTTTAGTTGTAGTGGGTCGTATACTTGTATTGCCTTAAAGTCTAAATTCTTTTTGGCTGCAGAGCCAATTCCAGCAAGTGCTCCCATACCAATCGCTTTTGCGATATTCTTCGTAGTGTTGCTTTTCGTATCGGTTTTCGTATCTGGCGTTATTTGTACCCGGGACTGAGTAGTAGCAACAGGAGCAGTTTGTGTAACTGTTTTACTTATGTCATTTAATGCAGTAGTGTCTGTCTGGCTAGGAGGAATAACAGGCTGAGACATTGCCGTATCTTCCGCATCTAACTCTTTTTGTAACTCTGCTTGAGCCTGAGCATCTGCTTTAGCTTTTGCTGTATCTGATACCGTTTTAGCTTTTCTGGCAGCTACTTCCGCATTACCATCCGCATTACCACGACCTTGTGTGGACACTGCTGGAGTAGAAATCGCGGTATCAATCGATGGCGCCGATACATCTAACTCTGGCGCACCTAACTTTGATGGAGATGTGATATTAATGTTAGGATCTATCTCGGAGGTTGATGGTGTACTAGCATCTGTTGGCAGTTCTGGTGTCTGTAGCTCGGGCGATTTAGTATCAATATCGGTCCGAGTGCCTACATCTGGCGCGGTAAATTCTGTATCTGTCTTTGGAACAGATAGTTGTTCAGGTCCATCAGTAGTATTCGTGGTGTCGTTGAATGGATTAAATGACTGCCCCGATGTGTCGTCAGCTTCTGGAGCTGTCGGCTCTTCTATGCGTGTTGTTGTTTCTGGCTCTGGTGCTGTTCGTGTGATACTATCAGAAGGTTCGCCTTCTATTTCGATCTTCTGTGGACCATCAGGAGTCTTAATCGTAACAACACCATCCTCGAATCCGTTATACTCGCCATCCAATGTAATACCAGTGGTGGCATCTGTGTATGTGATTTTTGCTCCGTCTTCGAGGTCAGACATAACAACAGGACCTTTTTCGAGCGGCGCAGGCTCAGGAGTAAACTCTTGCTCTGGATCTAGGTCTACTTGCGGTCCATCAGCAGGAGTTTTATCAATTTCGCTGTCGACCTCACTACCAGTTACATCAGAAGTTTCGTCGTCTGCTGATGGTTCAGTCAGTGTAGGAGTCCCTCCATCAAACTCTGGCGGTCTGCCGTCTGGGCTGTCAAATTCTGTATCTAATTCTGGTGCTACTAATTCTGGACCAGTGGCACTGGCTGTGGTATCGGCGAAGGGTCCATCTTTCATGCCAGATGTGTCGTCGACCTCAGGAGTTGTTGGCTGAGATGTACTCGCCTGCGCTTCTGTATCTTCGGGAGACGTTATCTCAATACTGTCAGATGGATCACCCTCTACTTCGATTGTCTGTAGACCATCTGGAGTTTCAATAGTAAGAACACCGTCCTCGAATCCGCTGTATTCGCCATCTAATGCAATACCAGTAGTCGGATCTGTGTATGTGATTTTTGCTCCGTCTTCGAGGTCAGACATAACA